ATTTGCCAGACAGTGATGCTTATCAACAGTATGGCTTAAAAATGGAAAAGAAATCACAAAGCCATTACATTGATGATGCAGATTTTGTAGGTTTTATGCGCCTAGAAACTTTTGTGATGAAAGATGAACAAAAGAAATCAAAAGCAAAAAGCACGGGTGAGCGGATTATTCAATGCACAAGTGAAGCGTCAAGCGTTAGCAAAAACCGCATGGGATTAACTGACGATATTTTTATCCAACACGGAATCAATCCATTATTAAAATTTTTAGGAGAATAATTATGAGTTTTTGGCAAACAAGCGAAGGTAAAAGCGCAACAGACACAACGGGTAAATTTGAATCGGGCGGTGGTATTGCGTTAATACCGGAAAACACAACCTGCCTAGCCATGATTACTGAAGCCAGCATTTCGGAATATCAAGGCGATGAATATATTAATTTGGCGTGGACAGTAAACAAACCAGACGCTTATAAAAACCGCAAAGTGTTTCAAAAAGTGCGCATTTTTGACGCAGACACAAAGAAACGCGACAAGGCTTTGAATATGTTAGCGGCTATTGATAAAAACGCGGGTGGTAAATTATCCAAGTCTGATTCTGCCCCAACTAATGAAACGCTTTTCTTTTTAATGCAAAAACCTATGCTAATTAAAGTTATGGTGTGGGAGATAAACGACAAAACAGGCAACTGGGTTGCAGCGGTATCACCTCGCAGTGTTGAAGAACCTGTGCAAGCACCTAAAACAACACCAGAAATTGCTGATGATAATTTTGACGTTCCTTTCTGATAATTAACTAAACAACAGCACATGGACGTGCAATAACTAAAGGTGAGTAAAATGATAGAGCAAAGAACACCAGAATGGTTTGCACAACGTGTTGGGCGTATTACCGCGTCAAGCGTTGGCGCAATACTTGGATTATCACCATTTATGAAGCGCGAAGATGTCATGCGCAACATGGTGCGTGAATATCACAGCGCAGAGCGTGAGTTTAAAGGCAACCAAGCCACAGAATATGGCACGTTTCACGAAGATTTAGCAAAGATGGATTACCAACTAAAAACAGGTGTTTATGTAGAAAAATGCGGGTTTTACACACACGATTATTGGCTAGGAGCAAGCCCCGATGGATTTGCTGGTTTTGATAAGTTAATCGAGATTAAATGCCCGTATGGTCAACGCGATAAAATCCCGCCAATGTTTAAAAACTTAGCACAGCAGCCGCATTATTATGCGCAGATTCAGGTGCAACTATTTGTGACGCACATGAGCGCGTGTGATTTTTATCAATGGTCGCCAAACGGTGACCAATTAGAAACCATTGATTATGATCGCGAATGGATAAATAAGCACCTGCCAATTTTAAAAAGTTTTCATGATGAGTATTTGATTGAGCGCGATAACCCAGAAAAGTATTTGCAAGATAAACGCGCCACCAATAACGCAAACTCGACAGCATACCGCGTGGAATATTATTTTGAGTTATCTGCGCAGATCGCAGAGCTTGAAGCGATTAAAAAGGGTGTGCTTGAGCATATTGTTCGAGATTGCAAAGAACAAGACAGCGAGATCAACGGGCATAAATTAACAAAGGTAGTTAAGAAAGGTGCGGTGAGTTATGCAAAGGCCGTCAAAGAATTATTGCCTAATGCAGATTTAACGCCTTACATGGGTGCAGCGAGTGAGTATTGGAGGTTGTCGTGATTGAAAAATTATCAATAAAACAAAAACAGTTTTGTGATGCTTATTTAGCTAATAATGGAAACGCAACTGCCGCAGCAATTTCTGCTGGATATAGCAAATCATCCGCGCAGCAAATTGGCTATGAAAATCTTAAAAAGCAATCTATTGCTGATTACATTGACCATGTTTCAAACGGAAATAAACCAAAACTAGAATTAAATTCTGACCTAGAAAGAACAGTTTTAAAATGGCGGCAACTTGACAAAAATAATGAAACAACTTATCCAAAATATGGACAAATTGTTTTAGCGGTAAATAATAATAAAGAATTTGCGGTTTGTATGTTTGACGGAATAAAAAGAAAAGAATTTGTAATTGAAGAAAGAGAAACCACTATTGTTTTAAATAACGTTTATGCTTGGATGGAATTACCAAACGCGCCAATTGTTTCGCATATTGAAAATGACGAATATCTAATCGAACAAACCACGCTTGAAACATTCGACATTATTGACGCAATAACACCTGCACTTCGTGAAGCGGTTAAACACTTATTAGTGCAACAAGGAGTAAGCAAATGAAAATGCGCCCATACCAACAGCAGGCGCATGACGACTGCATAGCGTGGGTTCGCAAGAACACCGCGCCATGCGTTCTTGAATTGCCAACAGGTGCAGGTAAATCAATTATTGTGGCTGAGATAGCCAACTCGTTAAACAAAGTAAGCAAAGGCAAACACGTTTTATGTATTGTGCCAAGTAAAGAACTGCTGGAGCAAAATGCCGATAAGATTATTGCCACAGGCAATGCGGTTTCATTGTTTAGTGCAAGTGTGGGAGAAACATGTCTTGCTAATCCATTGGTAGTCGGAACGCCTGTCAGTATTAAAAACCAGCTTGAACGTTTTGGCAGTCAATTCTGCGCAGTTATTATTGATGAGTGCCACAAGATAACGCCAACCGTCATTCATATTATTGACCAGTTGCAAGTATTTAATGAAAACCTGCGCATTATTGGTCTATCAGCTACGCCTTATCGTTTATCCACTGGCTATATTTTCAAGCATGATTTGCGTGGTGTGGCATTGCACGAAAGCAAAACACGCGACCCGTATTTTGATAGATTGATTTACAAGATCACTGCGCGTGAGTTAATCCAGCAAGGTTATTTGTGCCAACCTGTAGTTGGTGCAATCCACAGCAAGCATTATGAAACGTTAACCATGCAAACTAATGCAATGGGTAAATTCAGCAAAGATGACATCGACAAGGCTTATCACGGCAAAGGCAGGTTAACGGCTGAGATTGTCGCGGATGTTATCGAGCAATCGCGGGATCGTAAAGGCGTGTTATTTTTTGCGGCTACGATTCAGCACGCGGGCGAGATCATAGAATCTTTACCGCCAGAATTATCGGCTATTGTCACAGGCGGCACACCAGCTCGTGAACGTGAAATAATCCTGCTTAAATTCAAAGCGCAGATTTTAAAATATTTAGTAAATGTGGCGGTTTTAACGACTGGATTTGATGCACCTCACTGCGATGTTGTCGCAATTTTACGCGCTACCGAGTCAGCCGCATTATTACAGCAAATAATTGGGCGTGGATTACGTCTAAGCGATGGAAAGCAGGATTGCTTAGTCTTAGATTATGCTGAGAACATCGAGCGACATTGCCCAGATGGTGATGTTTTTAATCCCGACATTAAAACCAGTAACAGCGTAGAGTTTAATGGCGAGTATCTGATTGCGCGTTGTCCTGAGTGCGGTTTATTGAATGAAACCAAACCGCGTGACAATGACGCGGGTTTTGGCATTGATGACAACGGTTATTTTGTCGATTTGCAAGGAAATAGAATTGAAACCGAGTACGGTTTTTTTCCTGCGCATCATAGCAGATCGTGCCAATCTGATTATTGCGATTACAAATGGAGTTTTAAGCCATGCCACGAGTGCGGGCATGAGAACGACGTTGCAGCGCGTTATTGTGGCGGGTGCAAAGAAGAACTAATTGACCCTAACGAAAAATTGGTTAGGCAATACCGCGAGCGAAAAAGCGATCCATATCAAATGCAAACCGATGATGTTATTGATATGAAAGTTAATCCAACAATTAGCAAAGCAGGAAATGAATGCTTGCGGGTTGAATTTACTACTGCATGGCGAACGTTTACCGTGTTTTTTACGCCAGTGGTTAAACGCGATCATGATTGGTTTATGTCAGCGACAAAAGGCGGAACGCAATCACCAGAAACAATCACTTATCAAAAAGTTGGCGACTTTTATAAAATTTACAATTACAACGCGCGAGTATTAAACGATGAAATTCCCCCAGTGGCTTAAAGTTTATGGTGATGTCGGTTTTCGTGGCGATTGCCCCAGTGAAACACTTGAAGCAATAACTTTTTTTGCGCGTATAAGACGCGAATACCCAACAACTTATGGAAAGATTGCCACACATATCAGAAACGAAGGCAAACGCAACTGGCAGCAGGTAGCGCGGCAAAAAAGCGAGGGCATGACGAAAGGTGCGCCCGATATTATTATTCCAATGCAAAAAACGTTTGTTTGTGAGCTGAAACGGCAAGATCACACCAAGTCAAAATGGCAAGACGGGCAGCTTGAGTATTTAAAAGCCGCACATGATGCAGGCGCATTTGTTTGCGTTGCGCTGGGTTATGAAGCGGCTTATCAGGCTTTTTTAGATTCTATTGTTTAAAATGTAAAAAAATATGTTTACT